ATCATAGGCGGCGAGCTCATCGAGCCATGCGCCATGCCACTGGCCTCCACGGAAACGCTCCGGCTCCGATGCCGGGATACCCTTGATGAAGGATCCATTAATGAGCCTGAGCTCGTGCAGGGCTTTGTTGTAGTCCTCGATCAGGGAAGGTGGGCACACATTAAGCAGGCCAGAGTCACCCTCGAAGCATGTGCCGCGAATGTCGCCTGATGTGGGCGCGGAAACGAGCCATCGAGTGCCGGGCATATCCCACGCCCATTCCAGTAGTGTCTCAGTTGCGGCGCGAGTCTTACCGGCTCCACGGCCTGCAAGCATGAGCCAAATGTTCCACCATTCGCCTGCAGGCTCAATCTGGTGCTTGTGGGCGCCCTTCATCCACTTCATGCGCCAGTTGATCACCGTCTGGGCAATGTTCGTCCGTTGGGCGTAATCCTCTTTGAGAGTGTCTTCGTCTTCGAGGATAAGGTCTACAACGCTCATATGGGCTTAATGATGGCGTAGGGTTCATTGGTTCGCTTCTGGGCGTCCTCGACGGCGTGGAGGTCTTCCAGAATCTCTCTGTTGACCACGATCAGGTCGTTGGTGTCGAGGTAGCTTCTGATGACATTGACGCGATCCACTGACCACAGGATGCGCGGCTTGATGTGCAAACGCAGACGGAACCGGGCGCGTGACAGGGTGTAGTCCACCGGGCGATACCAGACCCATACGAGCACGAAGCCGCCGGTGGCAATGTGTATGTTCAAGCCCGTCTTGTAAGCGCGGCCTTCTTTGGTGAAGTTAATCATTCTGCCTGCCTTTGCATCTTAATGGCCTTTAGGAGCTCGCCAAACACGCCGAGGTTGTGCTCATGCACCACTGGGCTCTCGTCGTCTCCTGAGTGGATTGTGCGGTCACCATACTTCTTAGGCTTGAGCTTCATGGCTGTCCACTTCCGGGCCTCAATGCGTTGCTTCTGGTAGGCCACATAGCCGGAGTCAATCTTCAGGTCAATGACATTCCCGTCCTTGTCTTTAATCTCAAGCATCTCAGGCTTTTCGTCAGCGATGGCGACAATCTCGTCAGCGTGGGTGTCAGCCTGCTCCTCCCGCGCGCGTGTGTAGTTCTCCGCAAACTCTTTGTGGCGCAACAACCATTCGTACACCGTAGACTGCACTGGATAGTCCTGATCCATGCATATGCGTCTCAAAGACTCCCCCATAGATAGCCTCTGGCATATCTTGTTGGCTATCTCTTCGCTGTATGTGGATGGAGCTCCCACTTTGTTCTTTGTTTTGGTCGTCATACTTCGTCCTTTTGGCGCGCGATCTTTTCAGCGCATACCCATAAGTGTAACTCTTAGTTCGTTTCTGCGTAAATAGGCCAAAAAAAAGGGAAGGCTTTTACACCTTCCCAAATGCTACCCCACTAGGAGGCAACTGCAAAAAATCATTTCATTTGGTCTTTGGTTGACTGTATTGTCCGACTCCAAGCTCTTTGGCAATCTTGTGTTGCAATTCTGTAATCCGGTGAGTGTTGCCTGCCACTTGTGCATTCAGTAGACGAACATAGCCAAGCGTGTTCTCATTGTGATCCAACAGTAAACGCAACTCTTCCTGCAGGCGCTTCAGATTGGTTGTCACCTTCTTGGGCTCATCCACGATCTCATCACCCCATGGATACTTATCCAAAGGCTCAGTCATGGTGCTCACTCCGAGTCAACCGGCTTGATGCCCACGCCTTGTACGACTTCAGCTCCTTGACTTCCTCCTTCAGGCGCTCGACCTCTCCTCGTTGGTGGTTCATGATGCTGTGAGCTCTCTCAATCCAGTCCTTCACCTCCTGAGGCATGCCGTAGACAGGCTCAGGCTTGGCTGTGATCTTGGTTGTTGTTTTTGCCGCAACTTTCTTTGCCGCGACTTTCTTTGCAGGCGCCTTAGTTGCCATAAGTACCTACCAAATCCGGCAAGAATGCCATGAGTACTAAAAAGCCCACGAACAGTGCGCCGATGATGATCTTATCCATCAATGTTTCTTCTTGGTGGTGTTGCATGATCTTACGCTTCCTCCACAGTGATTTTGTATTTCTTGCCATGACGGTCTTCTACCTCAATGGTTTTCTTTGTTGACTTGAATGAGCCAGTCTCGGTCAGATCGAGCTTCATGCGGCCTACACTCGCCAACAGGCGCTCGTTATTGCTGTCCTCGACCTTTAAGCTCTCCTGAATCAGGTGGGCGATGTAATCACAGTAGGCCACCATGCTTGCGGCCTTTACCGCGCTGTCTACAACCATTTTAGCAACAGTAGAAAAATCGTTGTCGGCATACAGCTCTTTCATTTCTTTAAATGTTTCAAATGTTTTAGTCATGATTATTCCTCTGTGATTGTGTATTCTGTGCCGTGGTACTCGGGATGTTGCATGTCATATTTTTGATACTCATGCACTGCTTGATCAGCTTCATAATCTGTGTCAAATTGACCTACAAAACCGTGATCAATATCGCCTGTTTTTGCTCTAACTACAAACATAATCTAACTCCTTGTAATAAACCTGCTCTGTTGCAGTGATTAAAGTATAACTCAAAGTTAGAGTCTGTAAATGGTTTGAATGAAAATATTTTCTAGGTGTTTTCCCTAGTGCTTGGTTGGGGGTGGCCTGCAGATATTCCAATCATTGTTCTGACCGGCCTTCATGACCTTGTCGAGCAATTCCTGCGTCGTCTGCGATGCATGAGCATTGTCGAACTTGTGTTTGACCTCCTTCATCATGATGTGCATGAAGGGGTCTATATCGCCACCACGGCGCTCCACGATGAGGATAGATAGGGTCATGAGGGTGGTGCTGATATTTGCCGCCACAGACAGGCATACATCGTGTCCATGCTTATCCATGATCTGGTGGAAGTATTTCTGAATAATGGGGTCAACCCTTTTCAGGAGCTCACCAACCTTTTCGATGTCGTTTTCAAGACTCATCATTGCACCTTCTGAGATTGCATGCGGTTTCTGATGGCAATCCCTGCGTTCTTGAGAGCCGTTGAGATTTCTCCCTCGTCTTCATCAGATGCCAGTTCGTCACAGATATCAGCGCAAGCTTGGCGCTCAATAAAGATGGCCTGCTTTGTAGTCTCGATAGCCACTTGCATGATTTCAGCCTTAGCGAGCACTAGAGCCTCGTCGAACTCTGTTTGAGTGAAGAACTTCATGGTTCCTGCGTTGCCCAATAATTGGCGAGCCAGTGGGCTCAGTTCTTTCTTTTCCATTTAATACCTTTCGTTTCGAGTTAACCAATAAAGCATGCCGACCAAGGTGAGCACAATCACCACGATCACAACAGTCGCAATCAACAACAGATTCAAAATTGTCGTGATCATTTGAGCCTTTCAAGCTTTTCCTGTTTAGGCGAGCGCTCGCGAATGTGCTTCCACTTCTGCTGATACTCAGCTTGCTCACTGGGCGGCACCCACCCTGCTTTGCGCCACTTCACTGAAATGTCCACGCCCTTGAAATTGATTGTTCGTTCTTCTGTCTTCATCATGCCCCCTTGTGTAATGAACCTAAAGTTTTAAGCCCTTCATGAGTCACCTTCCATACTACCGCCAATCGGTTGGCTTTGGTACGCCGGCGATGGCCTGAGTCCTCAACCAGTCCTGCGTCCATTAGAGTGACCCTACAAGGCCGATACGAGTTGCCGGGTATACTGAGTCCAGTCTGCGCCTCTTCGTCGGTCATGGGCCATTTAGACAGCGCAAACAACACCCCGTACCTAGTGTCGCTGAAAGTCAGTGATGATTGCAATGCCGCCGCCCTGCTTGTGTCGCTGTGACTTTGGTGCGGTGGAATGTCTGCCAATGGTTTGCGCCGTTGGCGTCGGGTCATTTTTTTGATTTCCCTTTGGATGATCTGTACTGCCAGACCATGATCCTGACTAACCCAATCGTTAGTCAGGGCACCCAAAACAATTTCGAGCTCAGAGAGTGTCATGTTTAAAAGTTGTAGTCGTAAAACTTGTGTGGTTTGTTGGACAATCCAAATTGACGACCATGCTTGTCCTTCCACTGGCCCGACTTATGCAGGCGAATGCGAATGACTGGGTTTTGTGGGTTGCTCTTGATATGCCATGCCTGAGCGTTGTCGCTGACCGCGCTGAAGCCGCCGGGCACAAATGTGGTCTCAACGCTATGATCTTTTTCAGCGTCCATCTCGCGCACTTCAATCGTTCTGTCGCTGATTTTCTTCACAACCTCGTAGGGATTGACATCTGACCAACCGTAATGATTTGCATAGTTCATGGTTTACTCCTCAGCAATTGCGCGTTGCAGGGCCTCGATGAGGGCTTCGGTTTCTTCGCGAGACATTCCCACTGATGAGTGACCGCCGGGGAAGAAAATTGACATATGTGAACCTTCGTCAAAGTCGGTGACTATTACGGAAAGACCAGATTCGACGATTTTGATAAAAGTTTCTTTGTTTTCGATTGTTACGCTCATGGTGATCTCCTAAGGGGCCGAGGCCCCGTTAATTATTTGACTGGGGTTACTCGGATATCTGCGCGGCCTTCTTTGCGGAAAGTGTCGAGCACATCATCTTGAATGCCGTAGGAGACGCAGAGCTTGCCGTAATCAACGGTACCCTTAACTTGCACGAGCTTGATATCAACGCTGTGCAACTCACCTTGGTGTTTGCCTTCGCCGTACTTGTTGGCGAGGGTTTCTTTCATCGCCTTGACTTGCTCTGCGAGAGCTTTGGCCTGTTGGTCGAGCACATAGAGTGCGTCGATGTCTGATGTTAAGGACTCTACAGTTGCGAGAGCTTGGATAGATGCTTGAGTAGCTGTGATCATTTGAATTACCTTTTTAGTTAAACCGATCTCGTTGACCGTGAAGAAAGTATAACTCAAAGTTAGAGTCTTGCAAGCACTTTTTACAAATATTTTCTAAGGAAAACCCTAATGTTGTATTTGCGCTACTAATTTAATTAGTAGTCAGCGACTTGAACACATGCCTGATGGTCATATTCAGAGCGTCGAGCTGATCCATCTTGGCAATGGCCCATGCCCGCTTATTACCATGCCAACCCATGTTAGAGCCTTGATGGCAGGACTTGCAGAGGGCCACCACCGTGAAGTGCTCACCCTGCTCTATGTGGTGTGCATCACTGGGCCCCGGCTGTCCACAGACTGAGCAGGGCTGTTCTTTGACGAGCCCCACCCACTTTTTTTCTAGCGTGTCGTAACTGCCGTTCATAAACCAACAATTTCATCCGGGAATTTGAAATAAGGGGTTGAGTCGCGGTCGGGTATATAAGGTGCGGCGGCGCCACTATCATTGAATGCCGAGAACGAATGCCCCTGCAATTGTTCAAGCAGGCCAACACACATGTTGTAGGACAAAGGTGCCTTGACGAGCTCCTTGTGCCGTTCCATGAGTTGACCAACCATATCAATCTGCTGACGAATCATCATCATTACAGCGAGCTGGTGATCGCGCATGAGCTTCTCTTTTTGCCAGACTTCAGTTTCTTTTAAATGTTTCATGTTTTCTCCTTTACATTACTGATTTATCCATTACCCTATTGGAGGCTTCAGTTGAGCGCCAAACTTCAATTCGAGCCTGCGCTGATACCAATCCCCATCTAAAGGTTTCTTCGGCCTCTACGGCCCCTTCTAGGCCCTTGAGCAATTCCACATATGATGGGTCTGCATAGGCTTCGATCTCTGCCGCCGCCACGGTCTTGATGCCACGCGACATTGCCGCCTTCATCAGCATGGCCTTCTGGCTCTTACGATACTCTTCCAAGTAGGTGCGATGAGCCTTAGCTTCGGCATACTTCCGACCATGCGTGTAAAGGTAGTCCACCGCGTCGTTAATGTCCTTTTGATTCATTTATTCATTTCCTCGATTAAAGCACCGCACAACTCTCGTGCCACATCATTACCGCCCTTCACTGTAATGACCACGATGTTGCCTTCTACGCGCACACCACGCATTAGCCCTACCCATGTGCGTTGTGGCAGTTCACTAATTGCAGATTCAATTTCGCCATTAAGTTCAACGGCGACTCGCACTGATTTGTCTGAAAAAGATATGTTGATGGTCATATGTTCTTATCCTTTAATTTAGCTTCTATACGAGAAATCAAGTTTTGAACAGAAAAGCGATCATTTTCTATCTCTTCCCTAAACCAACACTCTATGCTGTCTGCATCTTCTGCAGTCAGTCCCACCCATGTTCTCTGTGGTGTGGTGTAAAGAGGTCTGCATGATTCATCTGTCTTTACACAAATCATGTAGCCTTTACTGTCTATCCATCCCACAGGCTCACCTTGCTCTTGCTTTTCTGATTCTGTAGTCAAAGGTACATAATGTAAATAAGGTTCATTGACCAACTCAACGCCTTGTCCAGTTTCATACGCTTTAACTGCTTCACTATTCCACTTTGGTTTAATCATTCTTATTTACTCCAAACTTTGCAATCAGTGCCGCGTCAGCCAGTGCTTGGCCTTGGCCTTTCTTATCTAAGCATTGCCACTTAGGCCACATCTGGATGGCCTTCACGCGCGCCGCGTCCTTGTCGCTTCCAATGAGCCCTGCGGCCTTCTTCCACTTCTGAGGTGTCACCAGTTCATAAGGCGTCATGAACGCACCCAGAACGCCCTCTATGACGCCGCAGGAGTGCCCAAAGTTGAACGATGAGCTCACGCCTTGCTTTGGCATTGAATGCACGAATTCGACATACACCTTGAGGGCGCCTGATTCAAAGATAAACCGGGCCAGTGAAGCCGCGTTTACCTTGGTGGTCGAGCCAACCTTCATGGTCGGCATCAACAGCCATTCGATGGGCTCGCCATCTTCAAGTAAAACAATTGCGCCTGATGCGCCGGGATCAATTCCAATCACTCTCATGTACTGCCCTTTCTCTATCGCAATGTTGATGCATCTCTTCCAATGCGTTGAGCTCGTCTTCGAACCTGCGCTTGAGCTCCTTGAGAGCTTTGCAGGCCAAATCATCGGCGCCGTAGTACATGACGCTGATCAAATCAGCCTCAGGCATGTTGTTCAAGATGTCTTTGACGCTCTTGACTTGGTTGGGCAATATACCGGGCTTTCCTTGCACAGACAGCCAGTAAGCAAAGTCATCTGACAGCATTTTTTGTCTCCCTCAGTTTGAACCACTCACAGCGTTGTAATATGAATCGCAGTGGGGTTTGTGGTTGGCGCTTGCGGTCAACAATCTTTGAACAGGTTTTCCTGTTGTCGTTGTAGTTTTGACACTCGAAACACAATCGCCGGTCATCGACTGGGTCTTTATCTCGCTCCCAAAGCTTGTCTGCGAGCTCCCATGCTTCATCAGCAGATAAGCCTTCTGTCTCGAAGCGTTGCCGGCGGCGTTCGTGTCGTTTGACATATGTGTCGATCTCTTCTGGTTTGAGTAGCCTCATGTTGACCCCCTAATAAAATCACAATATTGTGATATTAGAGAGTCTAACATAGAATTAGACAATCTCAACAATAGATTTTTCCCTGTCTATTTTGATTTCACCCTCACAGGTAATGTTGCAATCTGCACCGTTGGGATCTGGTTCTGTCTGTGCAGTCACGCGAATGATCACGCCCTTGCAAATGTATTCTTTACCGTTCTCATCAAATACACGCCACTTGTGATCTACGGTACCGCGCCCCGGCTGTCCTGCGCTTTTGTTGTAGCGGATTCTGAATTTCATATCACCTCCACTTTAGGGTCAGCCTTTGCCTCCTCTGGAGCTTGCATGACGCCAAGATTCATATGGACGAATTTGACCGATTGCTCGCGATTGATGTTGCGGCTGAACTGGTGAGGCAACCATGCCGGTGTGAATATCAATGTGCCTTCTTCAGGCGTGAAAACCACTTGCGTTGATGCAGGCGCGACTTTCTTGCTGTCTTTGACCGGCAGATTAATAATTACTTTGGCGGGCCTTGGATCGTGAATCACCATCTTCATGGCGTTCTTTGGCATGTTGAGGAAGTAGAACGCGCTGATCGCCGCGCCGTTGCCGTGGACATGAGTCTCCATGGCTGATTGGAAGTTGTGCTCTTGAGTCCACATTTCCTGAAAGAAAGTGACCAAGTTGTCCATGTTGTAACCTTGCGCCGCAAAAATATTCCATGCGGTTTGAGAAATATACTGGGCAAACTCTGCGGCTTCCGGCTCATGCGAAAAGCTTGCAGTCATCACGGTCATCGGGTTTTTTTTGTTCTTGTGACGCGCCCTTGATTTAGCAAGGTATTGATTGGAAATCTTGCGAATCGGCTCAAGAAACTGAGGCAGTTTTACCGCATAAATTGGCGTCGTGAAGTAGTGGAACTCTTCAAGTTTTTCCATGTTTTCTCCTGATTAAACTACTCAAAAGTCTAACATGAAATTAGAAATCTAAAAAGAGAAAATAAGGGTCTTTTGACCTTAATCAAAATTACCCTTTACTTATTTCTACCTTATTGTCTCTTCCCTGATACCCAGAGGTGGACAGACTCAGCCCTCCCAAGAGAGGATGAGCCTTCACAGATACCCGTCGGAGTTACCTGACCCGTCAGTCGTTCGATGTAAGGGCACTCACTTCGCCACCCTTTGCTCTATCTCAACATCTATCCCGTAGTAGAGCTGTCCCTGAGACGCTACTGCC